AGTTGCTCCGCCAGCTCCAGCGCCACCTCGTTAAGGCGGTCGGCGACCTCGACCCTCGTGACGGGTCGCCGGGCGAGCGCCGAAACCACGGCCACCCCCACGCCGCCAGCGCCCAGGATCGCGCCGAGCACGGCAACGACAGCGGTCACCCAGTTCATGCGCTCCCCTGTCGGATGTCTCGAAGGTCGTGATGCGCCTGGCGCACCCGCCACAGATTGGCGGCCACCCACGCCAGGATGACGCCGCCGGACGTGACGGCCGCCCACCCGAAGGCCGCGAAGACGGCCGTGGTGTAGATGAGCAGGGCGCCCGTGTTGATGAGCAGCCCACCCATTTCCAGGCCGAGACCGCGCTCGCCCCGCCACCAGCACCCCACCAGGCCGAGCAACCCACCGACGCCGAGCGCAATGATCCAGGCGACGAGCGCCGGGTCGGGCAGCAGCGCGGCCATGGTCGCCGGTGGGGTACGCACGAAGTAGGCGACGCACAGCAGCGCCGAGTAGGCGAGCAACAGCTGCTCGTGCGGGCGGTGCCGGCTGGCGAGGACAACGACAGGACGGCCCATGAGGCTCAGCTGTCGCGGCCGTCGCGTTCGGGGTCTGCGGCGATCTCGTCCGCTGTGGCGTCGGCGACCTTCGCGACCGCGGCGTCGGTGAGGTCGACCGGCCCCGACGACGGGAGCGTGCCGCCGTCGTGAAGCAGGGCGAGGATTTCATCGACCTTGTTCCCGAGGGTGGCGAGTCGAGTCAATGCCTCGGCGGCCTTGGTGTTGGCGTCATGTGCGGCCTGCCACGCGAAAGCGAGGGCGGTGTCACGCTGCTGGCCGGCGTACCCGGTATTGCCCTGGGTAAGGAACGGGGCCTTGGCCGGGTCGGTTGACGGTGATGCGGTCCATTCCTGAAGGCCCATGTCGTCCCCTCCGAGTAGCTGCATGAACACGTCCCAGGGGAAGTTCGGCCCCGGGTCGGTGTGGGTGGTGCCGCCGAACGCAACCCGCAGGTCGTTGTGTGACGTGATCCCGGGTTTGTACGCCTTGAGCTCGTCGACGGTGCGCCGCTGCAGCGGGATCCCGTACTTCACCGCGTCGGCGCGGATGATCGGCACGATCTGAGCGAACATCGCGTAGCCGAACGGATCGAGCCACTGTGAGCGGGTCTGCGACGCGAACCCGGCCAACTCCCAGTTGATGCCGCGGTAGTTGCCGGGCCGGTTCCCGACCGTCCAGGCCACATCGCCGAGCCGGACGCACTGCACCACCGAGTTGTTGTCGGCGCAGTAATGGCTGGAGACGTTGCGCCCGTCGCCAGGGTTGGCGAAGTACTGGGCCGTCGCCTCGGCGCGGTCGGAGGTCTCGTGTGCCTCCATGTCATGAATGACGATCCACAGTGGAGGGCCGTCGGCCCGACCCTTCGTATAGCCGGCGGCCTGGACGAACTGCAGTTGCGGATGGTCGGGACTGGTCGTCATCGGCCCGCCTCCTTACGCCGTCTCGTAGGTCAACTGGATGCGGATGATGTCGCCGGTGGCCCAGGTGAAGGGAACCGTGTTCGTAACCACGCCGGACGCCGAGAGGGGAATGACTGCGGTCGTCGACTCCAGGTGGCACGCCGCAGCGAAGCTGTTGGCGGACACATCCTGCAGCGTGCAGGCGCCCGCCCGGTTCGCGTTGAGGGCAGCGACCGGCAGGGAGAACCGGGGGTAACCGGTACCGAAGGTGGTTGTGCTGCCCCGAATGAGCACGATCTCCACATCGACGGTCTTGCCGACGCGGCGGTACTTGCCCGTGAGGGTGCCGTCGCCGATAGCGGGGCTGCCAGCCGAGCCGGACAGCGTCACAATGTACGTCGTCCAGGCGCCGGTGAGGGCGGCGGCGACGTCGGCGAGCGTCTGCTGATCGACGCCGCGCACCTTGGCCCCGGCCGCGAACGTCGGAACCGTGCCGGTCCAGTCACCCACGGGTCCTCCTACAGCGCCAGAACGAAGGGGTTGTCGGCGCCGATCGGGGTGCCGGCGGCGTGCGACTTCACCGCGCCATTCACCGAGCGGGCCGACACGGTCAAGGACTGGTAGCCGGCGGCCAGGACGAGCATCATCGCCTCACTGACCGCTGTGGCCCCGCCGGTCACGACCAGCGTCCCGGCCGGCACGAGCGTGGGCGTGGTCTGGATCTGGAAGGCGATGTAGATGGCCTGGTCGTTGCCGGTCGTGGTGGACGGCTCGCCGCTCTCGGTGAACCCGGACGGCACCGCGACCGAGGTCCAGTCGTCGGACTTGCCGGCCACCAGCAGGACGATGCTGCCCGGATAGGGGTGCGGCTGTGCCCCCGGGTACGCGATATTCTGCGCCGTCGAGTTGACCTGGGACACGGGGTCCTTCAACACCATGACGACCGGGTCAACCGTGAGCGGCATGTTGTGGAACGCCAGCACGGTCGCGCTCACGACGTCGCCCGCCGCGCCTCCGGTCGGTGTAACCGTGATCGGCGTGGTGCCGGAGCGGCGCCGCCCCCACACGTAGAGCCGCCCCACCTGGCCCATCAGGTCCCACCCGGCCGTGGCCGTCAGTGAGCCGGTCGTGCCACGGATCCGGCCCACGCACAGCAAAAGGTCTCCATCGGCCGCGCCGAACCCGGTGGTCGCGGGGCTGACCGCCGCGTTGTCGGCGCTCGCCAGGGCGCCGCGGCCCACGGACGTCGCGGCGACCGCGGCGATGGACGACACGTCCGCGGTCTCCCCGCCGAAGCGGACCCGCAGGTCCGGATTGAAGTCGTCGGCGACGGCGGACCAACGGAAGGCGTTCGGGTCGATCAGGATCGTCAAGTCGTCGGCGTCGATCGCCACCCGGATCGCGGCGTCCAGATCCTCGGCCAGGCGCCCGACGAACTCGCCCGCGTCCGCGGTCGGCTCCGCCAGCTCGCCGACCCGGTACGCCTCGCACGGTCCAAGGTCGAGGTAGATCTCCCAGGTGGGTGCGCCGTCGAGCACTTCGACGTAGCCGCGCAGGATGAGGTCGAGGTCGTCGGGCCCGTAGTCCTCGGCCGGGGCGTTGGCGGCGAGCACCCGGGAGCCGATGTCGCACGCGAGCCAGTCGTCGATCAGCTCCGGGTGCGCGACGAGGTCCACTTTGACGTTGCGGAACCGCATCTTGTCAACGGTGCCGTGTCCCACGGCGTGGCCGGCGTGCTGCAAGGTCTGCTCATCGGTGGCGACGTTGCGGGTCTCGGCGAGCGGATACGGGCCGGCGCCGGTCAATGGGTCGCTGCCCAGCGGACCATCGACCCGCTCGACCGTCGACGACCTGCCACCCTCGCGGGTGACGGTCATCCTGTTGACGATCGGGCCCTCGTCGTCGACCGGTTCCCAGGTCATGATGTGGCCGAGCTCGTAGTCCAACGTCAGCGCGACCGGCTGGTTCTCGTACGCGGTGTGCGGGTCGAACCCGGGGGCACCGTTGAGCCGCTCGACCAGGAACCCGCGGTCGACGTCCTCGCAGTCCTGAACGGCGGCCGTGAACGTGCCGAGGGGCTGCGGCCCCATGGCCTCGGAGTCACCGGCGGCGACGTCAACGAAGAGGCCCTCCTCGGCGAAGAGCCGGTTCACGCGGTCGGAGGCGAGTTCGCCGGCGTATCCGTCAAGCGCGTCGGAGTGGTCGTCCAGTGCCCCGGTTGCATAGACAGCGACGTGGCCGGCGGCGATCTGGACGTCATCCGGGTCGGGGGGCAGGTAGTTGACGATCACCGTGTTGACCGGCGACAGGGCCAGGTTGAGTACCGTGTCGGATCCGAGGGAGACGCCGTCACGCCACGCCTCGACCTCGAGGTCGTCGCCACTGCGGGTGATCGTCACCCGGTAGTGGTGCCACAGCCCATCGTCGGGGGCGACCGAGAAGTCGATGGGTATGTCGGCGTTGTCGGGGTCGCGGACCGCCGTCACGCGGATCACGTCGAGGTCGGAGGACAGGATGAGCGCCCACTGCGCCGAGGCGGTGACGACGCGGATGGGTTCGAACGACTCGGTGGTCGACGTGCCGGGCGCCATGATGGCGAGCGCCTCGAACGACATGCCGGTGGTGAGCGCGACGACGGCTGGCGGCGCGCCGGAAAGAACCCCGCCGCCGGTCAGGTTGGCGACGGACAGGGAACCGGCGGGTGCGACGGCGTCGAAGGTGACGGTGCCGTCGGCCGTCATCGGCGCACCGAGTGGCATGCCCGACGCGGGCCCGCCCTCCAGTGGCCAGTACGCGATCAGCGTCTCGTTGTTGGCGCCCAGGATCGTGCGTCGCATCGGGGAGGCGGGATCGTCGCCCTGACCGAGACGGCGCAGCACGCCCGAAGTGGACAGCGGCACCCGCTGGTCGATGCCGGGGCCGGTCCGCTCGACCGGCCAGTCGGGCACCTGGGCGGTGCCGCGGATGACGGGACCGGAACCGACATCGACAGTCGCGTGAACGGGGGTGTTGCGGCGTAGCCGCCCATAGTTCGGCCCGTTCACGTTGCGGGGGCTGAACTCGCCATCCTCGTTGCGGACGGCGAGCTGGACCTGGGTCGGCTGCACCTCCGGCTGTTCGCCGATGCGCCCGCGCTGGATCACGACGATGGGCTCGGCCGCCTCGGAAGCATCGGTGTCGTACACCCAGGTGTCCGGGTCGGCGCTGAGGTCAGCGTCGAAAGCGAAGCTGACAGCCAGGTCGGTGGGCTCGTCCGGGAACGCCATCTAGCGGCCACGCTTGGAGTTGACGTAGGTGCCAACCTGACCATCGCGGGTCTTGGTGCGCACGTCGAAGCGCAGACCTTGGACGATGGCGGCCATGACGCGGCTGTCCGAGCCGGCCGCCGGCGTCACAACGACCTCGAGTTGCCCGGGTCCGCTCGCCGCGGGTGCCCCGCTGCCGTACCAGCCGCCGCCACGTGGCACGACGTCAGCGCCGTACCAGCCGGCGGCGGCCGACAGGATGGTCATGCTGCGGCCGTAACTACCACGCCTGGGCACGAATGCCTCGCCGCCGGTGGCGGGCTCAGCGAACGCGTACCGGGCCGGCGCGGTGGCCGCGTAGACGGCGGCGTCGCGGAGCAGGCCGGTCTGCGCGTGCTCGGTGATGCCGCCCCAACGGCGGTACAGCCGAGCGGTCTCCGAGTGGGTCTCGGACTCGACGGTGCGGACGTTGATCGTGACCGTCTTGTTGGTGGGCATCGACGCGATCGCGGCGATCAGGTTGTCGACCTCGGTCTTGGACAGCTTCGACTGGGACAGGACGCTGCGCAGTTGGCCGACGTACTCCTGGTACACCTTGTTGGCCTCGGTGACCGATCCGGTCTCGTCGTACTTCTTCTGGGCAGCGGCGACGGCCGCCTGGGCGAGCTCGTCGACGGCGGCCGCGGCGGCTCGGCCCTTCTCGTTGTGCACGTCGAGGGACCCACCGGACGCCTTGAGCGCGTCGGTGAGGTCGTCGACGGCGGCCTCTGCCTTGCGCTCGGACTCCCGCCACCCGAGGGTCCGGCCGTTGAGCTCGTCGAAGGCGGTGATCAGCCCATCGGCTTCGGAGGCCGCCTCTCCGAACGCGCCGGCGAGCGCGATATTGGCGTCCTTCGCGCGCTGCGCGGCCGCAGCCTGCGCGCTCGCACCCTTGTCCGCCTCCGCCATGGCGTTGGTGTACTTCGGCATCAGCGCCTGCAGCTCGTCGAGCGAAAGCTTCGACGCCTGCAAGAGCCGCTGGAAGGCGCCGCGGGCCTGCTCGATATTGCCGCCGCGGACCATGCTGGCGAGCTGGTCGTCGACGGACTGGATCCGTTCCTGTGCGTCGCCGAAGCTGCGCCCGGGCAAGGCGTCGTTGAGCTGACGCAGCCCGGGGATGGCGCCCTCAACAGCCCGGGCGATGCCGTTGACCCCACCGCCGGCGAGCTCGGCGTCCTCGGCGAACCCTTCGAGGTCCTTGCCGAACAGGCGGGTCAGCTCGCCCGTCTTTTCGCCGGAGTCGCCGAGATGCCGCAGCGAATCGGACAGGCCGTCGATGTCAGCCTCGCGGTTCAGCGCCGCGTCCAAAGCCGAGGAGGCGATCTGCATCGCGGCGAACGCGGCCGCGGCCCTCAGCCCCCACTTCGTGGTCAGCTCGAGGCCGCGGGCGGCACGGGTGCCGACCGGGCCCGTCTTGCGGAGCTCGTCGAGGGCCTCGCCCATGTTCTTGCGAAACTTCAGCCCGGCCGCCGCGGCGAGCAGCATCGCCCCGCCGACGCCGGCGACGACCACGGCGGTGGTCTGGACCGGGCCGGGCAGGGCCGAGAAGGCGTTGACCATGCCGGTGGCGGCCTGGGTCAGTGTGCGCAGTCCGCCGGAGGCGCCCTCGCCGGACTTAATGAACAGGGTCTCGAGCGATCCGGTGAGCTGCTCGACGTCGCCGGCGAGGTTGTCCAGCTTGGTGCCGGCCATGCGCGCCGCCGCGCCCTGGTCGTTGACGGCGTCGATGTACTCCTGGATGCCTTCGGCGCCTTCGGCGTACAGGATGTTGGCGGCCCGGATCGCGTCGGAGCCGAAGATGGTCTGCAGGGCGGCATTGCGCTGCTCGGGAGCGAGATCTGCAAGCGCGCCCTGCAGTTGGCCGGCGATCTCGACGGCGCCAACCATGTTGCCGCTCGCGTCGTACATGGACAGGCCGAGGGCCTTCATGGTGGTGGCGGCCTTGTCGGTGGGTGCGGCGAGGCGAGCGAGCGCGGTCTTCAGCGAGGTCGCCCCGTCGGAGCCCTTCAGTCCGCGGTCGGCGAACGCGGCGAGCAGGCCAACGGTCTCCTCCAGGGACAGCCCGACCTGGTTGGCGACCAGCCCGACCTGTTGCAGGCCCTGGCCGAGGTCTTCGACGCCGGCGGCGGACTTGTTGGCGGCCGACGCGAGCACGTCGGCGATGTGGCTCACGTCGGAGCCCTGCAGCCCGAACGTGTTCATCGCGTTGGCCGCGATCTCGGCGCTCGTGGCGAGGTCGAGTGAGCCGGCGGACGCGAGGTCGAGCGAGCCGGCCAGGGCGCCACTGAGGATGTCAGCGGTGGAGATGCCGGCCTTCGCAAGCTCGGCCTCAGCCTGGGCGGCCTGCCCCGCGGAGAACACGGTCGCCTGGCCGGCCTCGATCGCGGCGTCGCGCAGCCGCGTCATCTCCTCCGAGGTGGCGCCAGCGACGGCGGCCACCTCGGACATCTGTTTGTCGAACTTGGCGGTCGCGACGATGGCCACTGTGGACGCCGCGAGCAGCGCGGCGCCGGTGAGACCGGCGGCGTGGGCGAGTTCATCAAGGGATGCCTTGCCCTTCAGGCCGGTCTTCTTGACCTTCTCGCCGAGCTTGTCGGTCTCGGCGCCCGCCTCGCGTGCTTCGCGCTTGTAGTCGCCGACCATCATCCGGAGGCGAACACCGATGGTGCGCATGCTGGCCAACGGTCACCTCCTCTTGCGTCGGCGGTTCTTGGGGGTCAGTCGCGGCGCCTTCGTGACGGTGTGGATCATCGCGGCGTGGTGGGGGTGCTTCTCGTGCGCCTTCTCGGCGGTCTGCAGCGCGACGCAGCGCAGACACACGGCCGGCGGCTGGGGCACCCACTTCCAGCCGTAGTCGAGGGTTTCGTGCAGCGCCCCGCCGCAGCGGCGGCACTCGTTGGCCTCGCGCAGCGCCAGGGCGAGCGCCCAGGTTCGGGAATCGGCGTCCCACTCAGGTTCGCGCGTGACGACGGTCGTGCCGGTCAGCTCACCCGTGGCGCTGTAGTGCTCGTGAGTCTCCGTGAGTGCGCTGCCGTCAAAGACCGTCAGGGGAACGCCCCAGGCGCGGGCGGTCTCTACTCGTCGTCGGAGCCCGACGTCGTCGAGGGCGGCCGCGGCAAAGGGACGGCATCATCCCCACGGCAGACCGCGAGTGCAGCGGACACGAGCTTGTCCATCTGCAGGTCGGTGACGAACCCGAGGAGCCAGTCCGCGTCGAGCTCGGCGATCTCCTCGCCATCCGGGTCCGGGCGATGACCAACCACGCACCGTCGCACCATGGGCGTTCGGATGGTCTCCTCGTTGGCGCCCAGGTCGTCGTCCTCGATGACCTTGCCCGCTTCGTCGCGGCGCGGCGGGTGCGCGGCGAGCAACTCCCGCCACTCGGTGCCCGGCATGCCCTCGATTACGACGTGCAGGGTGGCGGCGGCCGCCTGGGCGTGCAGCTCGTCGAGTCGGCCCCGGGTCGCCTCGTCGACAGCCCGGGGCCTGGTGCGGGTGGAGAGCCGGCGATCGACGGCCTTGGCGATTGGCTGGTCGAGCGACGCCTGCAGCGCTTCAATCCGTTGCTGCAGGTCGCCGTCGAGAACGATCGGGACCGTGCGCCTCGGTCGGGTCGCACGGTCCCGGATCGCCTGGAGTTGCTCGGGGGTCACGAAGCCACCACGGGCACTCGCCACGACCGGCCAGGCGGCCGCAGGTAGGCCATCTGCGTGATCGTAAGCGGAGTGTTGGCAGTGGGCGGGGTGTCATTCTGCACACCCAACTGCGCCGGATAGCAGGTGACGATGTCACCGGCGGCGAGCGGCTGCTCGAAGGGAACGCCGCGGCGGTCAACGAACGTGCCGAGCGCACCCTCCACGAACGTCAGGGCGGCCTCGTCCTCGTCCGGGTCATCCGGGTTGGAGACGTAGATGATCGGCATCGCCGTCGTCTTGCGGCCCGGCTTCTGGAAGTTCTCCCTGCTGCAGAGCCGGTTGTCGGTGGCCGCGTCCTCGGTGACGTTGGGCTGCCAGCCTGTGTCCGTGAAGTAGCACGTCACGTCGAGCACCGCCGGGTCGGTCAGCTCGTCCAGGGGCGGGAAGTCGGGGTCGAGCAGCAAGCCACTCGGCACCCACAGCACCAGCACATTGCCGTCGGAGATGACGGATGCCGGCTCGGTCATAGTTGGCTCCTCTAGTGGTCAGCCGGCCGGCGTGGCCGGGGATTCGCACGCCGACCAGCGAGGTCGACGAAACGCTTGGGGCGACGCGCCTCGTATGCACGGCGGCGCCGGCCGGGGATCTCCTCAACCGCGCCGCGGGCGAGCAGCAGGTCGAGGCGCTGCAGGGGTACGTCGAACCGGTGCCCGGTCTTGACCGACCGGACCCAGGTCCAGATGGTCACTGCTTTGCCCACGGGATCGACGAGCGCCCGACGATGAGGGTGTCGCCCGGACGGATCTGTGTCGGCACAGTGACGTGGTCCTTGGTTCCGCCCTCGCGACGAATGTGCGTGCCGTTGGTCGAGCCGAGGTCCTCGACCCAGAATGTCCCGTCGGCTCGCCGGATGACGCGCGCGTGCTGGCTGGAGACGTACTCGTCGGCCACCCGAACGTCGCAATCGTCCGCGGTCCCGATCACCCATGCCTGCCCGGTCACGAGCCGCCGACGCCCGGGTCCGACTCGAGGCGATAGGTCTCGCTGATGGTAATGACGCTGCGGCCCGTCGACTCGTCTTCGCGCGGGTCCCGCCCGCCCTCGGACCGGATCGGGTAGACAGACCGACCGGGGAGCATGACGATCACATCGAGCCACGCATCGGCGACCTTCTCGGCGACCGCCCGGGCGGCGATGCCGTCAGCGCCAACGCAATGCACGTACCCGCGTACGCGCATGCGCGTCGAGCGGTGGTCGAGCCGTCCGCCGAGCGGCCGGTCGGCGACGAAATGAACCGACACGTACGGCGGCGCAGCGCCATTGGGGACGATCTGCGGCCCGCCAGTCTCGGCGGGGTACACGGTCAGGTCGGGCACGGCGTAGAGGAGCTCCAGCATCGCGCTGGCGTGCTCCTGCAGTGAGCCGTAGTCAGACACGACCGTGCCGCTCGACCAGTCGCGCGGTGAGGTCCTCGCACGCGGAGTAGAAGCGCGGCTCCTCCGCGTCGAGTGCGGGCTCGTGGTGAGGGTGTGGCCGGTTGCGCGGTCCGCCGTACTCGAGCAGGTTGCCCAGACCTCGCTGCCGGCGCCCCTGAACCGGCCCAATCTCACCAACAATGTCGCCCGGCTTGGTGGTCACGTCGTA